TGATAAGAACCGAGTTGCAGGGATGCCAACAGAGGCAGCTACCATTTTCAGGTATTCCCATATCAGGTCTTTAACACCTGACAGTTGTATTGATTTCTGTTCATACTCTTCAGTACTATCTAGGATAGATGCACCGAACACTGACTTAATATTCTTCCACTCAGTAAAGCGGTTGAGCATTGCGGTAGTACCTGCATCCGTTGATAGGGTGTTGGCCAGGCCTTCTACTTTAATAATGTCAGTGTTTGCTTCCTGAACCATCTGAGCAGCAGCAAAGCTAGTCGTGTGGAAGTTATCTATCTGAGGCATTAAAGGTATGAGTATGCTGTCGCTATACCAAAGATTACGTTGACGTTCATATATAGGTAACTCAGTACCTTCAAATCGAATCAGTCGCTCTTTATGTATAGGAGCTGGAGAGGTTACAAATTGGTAGTGAGTAGGCATACCAAAGGTAGGAGACATTGGTTCCTGGTCTATATCACCGATAACAGTAATACGTGTACGGTCAACAACGTGCATTGAACGTAAACAACCTGGCTTCAACTTTCTCCAGTTGATTGGTTTGCTAACATCACGGCCATCATCAATGTCCATGACTATAAAGCTGGTGCCATACAGTCGTGCCCATTGATAGGCATCACGGAATAGTTTAGCCATGTCGAATTCAGCATCAGCTTCCTGAGCATCTTCCGAAGCAAGCTTACGCCATTCTCGTGTCATATCTTGTGGAGGTACTTTGCATATCTTTTGTGATAGCCAGTCCTCTCTAAATCTTGCAGCGAGTGCAGGATGGTCATAGTTCTTTCCACTATGCGTCCAGTTGTTACTGGTTGCTTTATCCTTTGCAGTACCGAGACCGGTAGCTAAGTTGGATAGACCATCAAGTACATTGCTGACTCGTTTGTTGCTGGCATCCAGTATCTGGACCTCAGACATTTTCTTGTCAGTACTCATAGTTTCTCCTTAGAAGTGAACGATATATGATATATTGGCTTTCTTAGCAGGGCCAATAATTGTATCCCCATCGGATACTATCGAGGTATTAGTTATTGTTAGGTCTGTTGAGACTTCACCAGTCTTAGTAGCCTTCATCCTCTGTTTAGTTCCAGCTGGGATAAGTATGGAGTGTAGTATAGATGCTGACATCCAACCACTACTTGCATCAGCAATATTAAATGAGCGTAAGGATAAAGGTATCTTAATCCAAGTAAGCCCATCATCATCAGACCTTTCAAGCCAAATATTCATTGTGACTGTCTTATCACCAGCACCAGATGTGGTAAGGTGAAGTTCAATAGAGGCAGACAAATCTGTTATGGGTTGGAGTATCTCTATACCTTCAGCAGTTACAGAAACGTAAGCATCTGCTGAATCTCCAAAGTTGATGATAATTTCTGTACCTGCCGTACCATCATGGTGAGGCACAACTTGCTCTAAAATATTAGTAGCTGGCAGTACACCATGAATGTCTTCGCCAGCTGGCCCTTGTTCACCTGCTGGCCCAGCTGGCCCAACATCTAAGACTTCGATAACCTCAAGGGTTCCTTCTATGACTTCAACTAAATCTGTCATGGTACTACCTCGTTAATTAGGTTAATCGAACCGGTATGTTTAGTGAACTTATCACCAGCTAATCCGTTGGGGTAAAATACAACTTCGTACTTAACACGACTTTCTGTAAGGTCTACAGTATCAGCCTGGTCAAATACAAAGTCATACCTACCATCTACTGCATCAACAATGTCAGCAATCTTAGTAAGCGAAGAAATAGGACATTCAAGTACAATAACGTAAGCAGTAATATCTACAGCTACGTCAGCAGCTTTATATCGAAACGACTTAGTTTTATCATCACCCTTATAAAGAGTGAAGCCATACACTGGTATTTCTGTACAGGGCATGTCAGCCTCCTTAGTCAGATGCGGAAGTACTTCCACTGGTTAATTGAAATGGCTCTTCGTCAGGATTGAATCCTTCGTTGCCACCGTGAACTGGTATAGTTTTGTTGGACATCAGTTTCCAAATATTACCTTTCCAGTCTGTCTTGTACTCATCAAGAGGGACATCAGCATAGAAATGAATATCCATAGCTGGCTCACCTTGAACTTTATAGATTTCCCATACCTTAACAATCATTTCAGGAGTAGGCTTAGTGCCATCAACTTCAACAATAGTAGCAGTAGCCACATAAGGTTTAGTAATTATAGTTGCTGCCTTAGTATCAATACTGGTATAGTCATGCTCTGAATAATCATTATTAGACACAGCACTTTCGATACGACAGTTATCTGCAACAAGCAAGGAAAAGTCAACACCCTTATAACTTCTTGTACCTACAGCTGAGTTATCAACAGTACGTAGTCCGAACTCATAAAAGTTTTCCTTAGCTTCAGTAGCAGTCTCAGGAGCAGACCAATACATAGCACAAGCATAGTGTGAGTCTCCTCGGAACATTACAGTCTGACCAAGTAGGCCATTAGTATATGGGTTGTCCATCAAGGAACGAGGAGTGTTGTCCTTAGTAAGCCATAGCATATTGTATTCAGCTATCACCCAGTTCTCATTCTTATATCCAGGATACCCTTCAATATCTTTAAAGGCTTGAGGAAATCCACGACCAGCAGTTGCACTGTTACCAACAACAGTAAACTGTTTAGGTTCGTCTTCACCAAGTTGTAACATGTAATTAATCTGGGTATTACCGTAGACAGCCACTTGAACATCATTGTCCCAATCTCTTGAGCCAAAGGTAGTTCCATCAGGGCTAATCATTCTCATCGGGCCAAAGTCGCAGTACCAACCGTTGCCATTAGTTTCATCACCAATACCATCGAGAGGAGTACCTTGAAGAGGTCTCATTATTTCTTTGTAGACTGTCCAGCCTTTGCCATCAAAGCCATTAGCTGTTGCGTGTAACGCATTAGGTAGCCTGTCTGTACCCTGAGCAATACCTGTTAGGTAGTTGCCATTGGGGTCGCCTTTCCAGTTACAGTTATTGTAGAACTCATGGTCGCCAACTTGTGGCATGAAACCCATACGAGCTAAACAGTATTGAACAGACTCGTTCATTGCAGCAGTGCCAAGAGGTTTAGTCTTGTCTGGGTCAGTGCCTAAGTTATAGAACTCAGAGAACAGGCCAAACCATATAGCGTACAATAAAGACCAACTATACACAGCCCTGCCATCATCACTACCACCCCAAACACTATCTCCAGGGTCTGTAGTTTTACCTTCATTGTTCCAAGTCGCAGCTTCTATTCCGAAACTACCATCAGCATAGTAAATATCATCAAAGTGAGTAGCAGCTAACAGAGGAGGATTACTTGGGTCATCTATGTATGTCTTGTAAAAGTCATACGAAGTAACTTCGAAGTAAGCATCAGTCTTTCCATTGGGGCCATTAGCAGATTTTGTTATACTAGGAGCCATACAAGTAACAGGTGCGATTGCAATGTGAGCATCTCTCCTGCTTGTCTTAGTCCTTGGATATATAACATCAGTGAAACTTCCTTGTGTACCTGTTACTGTATAGAGTGCTAACTCATCAAGACCAGTAATAGTTATCGTACCATAATAACTTACGTGAGATTCACCACCAGCATCAGGTATACTTCTGCCATCACCAAAGATACCCATTGTTACAGGTAGGTCAGCAAAGGCATCACAGGATATAGTTACAACATCCGAAGACCTTGACATAACAACGATAGTAAAACCATCATCTGTCAAGGCTCCGAAGCGTAAGGATAAATCTTTAGGAGGGTATAACATTTAACTTCTCCCTGCCCATCCTGGGTATAGTTTGCCTTGGTTAGCTGCCATCCATTGAATAGCAACGTCAGCATCTTCAGGGAATGTTTCAAAGCCCCAGATAGCAATCAGTTTAGACCCTGAAGTTGCTGTTGGGTACAACTCTAAGTTGTCACCACTAAAAGCATCCCAAGGTGCAGTAAAGTCACCTGACACAGTTCCAACAGTCTTAAGATTAACTGCATCGCCATCTGTTAGTAGCTTGTATAGAGAACCAATACCATTGTTGTTTGTCACAACAGCTATAGCACCATCAACAGGCAAGTCACCAGAGTCACCAGCATCAATACTTGCCCAGTCATTTACATTCTTAGTAACAGTATTACCGTTATAGCGTAAGTTAATACCAGCTACATCTGTATTACCAAGGACTACTTTGTTATTCATTAGTCCACTTCTGCCAACAGACATGTATATTAAATGCTTCTGTCCAATAACTGGTAAGCTTCCTTCTGTATTTTGCGTACCACCATACCAACCAAAGCCAACCTCTGAAAATTCAATTACTGCAAGTGCTTTGAATGCACCATTTGCTGGTATCCGAGAAGGCCATTCTCTTCTTAAGTATGCTTCAGAAGGAGCATGCCAAGTAGGAACTAAGTCATCTTCGTGCATAAGGAATTTACATGCAGGAAAGTTTTCCTCACAAGGATACCACTTGCCACCTTTAGCGTGACTGGCCTCATCCTCATAAGGAGTTAAGTTTTTGTTCTTCATTAGACTAAGCCTCCAACTGTGACAACAAGTGTAGGGCTTCCCACACCAATGATGTCAACGAAAGAAACTAAGCCACCATCAAATTCTTTAGACAGTATACCATCACTAGGCATAAGAGTAATGCGTGGGCCTGGAAGTGATTCATCAGTTAACCAAGCTTCAGCTACACCAGCAGTGTGGTTGCCATAGACAAACAGGATACCATCGTCGTCAGTAAGTGTAACACCTACAGCTGCACGTACTTTAAAGTCAGCACCACGAATTGGTGGGTCAAACTCAAGACGTTTAATGTCACCAACAAGTATGCCAGTGATGTCAGCTTTCTGTGAAGTCAAAGTACCAGAGATACCAGACACTACAGTAGCAGTTACGATTTGTACAGATAGGTTTACGTCACCATTAGATGACTTAGCATAGATGTCCTTGCCAGATACTGTTGGGAGTGTGATAGGCGCACTATCAATCAAGCCAAAGTTTTCTACACCGGCTGGTATGCCAGAGGAGTAAGCCAATGAAATAAATCCTTTGCCTGTCTTCTGTAGAACTGCGCCAGTGCCATCCGTAATCTTAGTCCAACTTGCGTCATTTATAATCATTGTCAATCAACCTTTATTTAAGTGAGCTCCAACCATTAGGCTTTTCAATGTGCAAGCCTTCTTGTGTGGAAATTTCTAGTGTGGAGCCAAGGTTATCTACGAGTTTGATCTCCGCAATAACCTGACCATCTTTATCTTTTATTTGGAAGGAGTTGTTGTCTTCTGACCTCCCATCCAATCGAGTCTTTAAACTCATGTTGTTCTCCTTTAGTATAGCCAGTGGTACTCTGAGTTAGTTATATACATAACCAAAGCAACCCAAGCCAGGCCAGTAGTAATACCAGCGTACTTAACAGTTTCAAAGGTAATCCATTCGTCTACACTTTTACCAAATATTTTCATTAGTTCCAATCCTCGTATGTCATCTGAGCACCCTCGAAAGCAACAGCAACCGCATCTGCAAAGTTGTCTGCTACATCATCATGGCCGGTAGCACTCCCATGAGGAGATTGACCTTTAAGCTCTTTGACTATATGTTTAATTATGTTTATTTCTTTTGAATCCACGTTAGCATAACTCATAGTATACATAATCTCTTTAGGGATTAGTATGTCTCCTTTCTCGAAGTAAGGAATAGTATTAAGGAAGCGTGTGAATTTATCGTTGTTAGCTGTTCCATCACGAGGTACTGGTCGAACTGTGACTGTACCATCTTTAATGAACTGCTGATTTAAGAACTGACCACTGGATTTATCTTCCATGTACATAGCTTGTGTCATGTACGCTGGGTAGTTAGGGTCATACTTGTGATGCTTTTTCCAAAACTTACGGACTGCTTTAGTAAGCTCTGGTATCTCAAACTTATCTACTATGGCATCAATAAGAACTAGCCTGTTCTGCTTATCAACTCCCCATAGACACACCACTGTATAATCAGAGTACGTCTTGGTTGTCGATGCAGTATCAGCTGTCATGAAAGTATACCGAATAGAACGCTTGTCCAGTTCGGAATAGTACGTTATGTCTTCCTGGCTAAGTGCTTGTGTACCCTTACCAACTGGCATACCCATGTACTGGGAATAGAAAGTGTAAGGGTCTTTCTCACGTAAACCTTTTAATGTAGTTACATTTTTACGGATAGACCAAAAAGACGAGTCACCTTCTTTATCAAAGTCCTCAAGAGGTCTCTTCAAATCGTAAAGGATAGGCTTAACGTGTGTATAGCCATACTCGTCTATCTGTGCTTTGTACCATGCCTTAGAACCTGTAGCATACTTCTCAAACTCTTTGACCTTACGGTTAGGTAGTGGTGAGTCTTTATGTCTAATCAGTCCTGGAATGTTCAACCAGTCATATACATCATGTGAACCACCCTTCATAAGATAACCACAAAGGTCATCAGCATGTAGTCTCTGCATAATAATAGCCAGAGGTGTAGTCTCAGTTGCAAGTCGTGATAGTAGTGTGTTAGAGAACCGATTATTAATCTTATCTCGTTCTGTCGGAGAGTTCGCATCATCTGGTTTGATAACATCATCAATAGCCATCAGTCCTGCGAAGTCTTCTACTAAGGCCCC